TAACAATTAACGGAATCAAATTTGATAATATTACGGCCGGCGCCGGAAATAACAATATTTTTTATGCTGGCACAGGCTATGACAACATCATGTCCTATAATGGAAATACACTCATAAGTGGAACGGGTATAATTTCTAATGCTGCAATCTCTGGTTCTTACTCCAATTTCGCTAACATTACGGCATCAGGTACTATTACTGCATATTCCGATAGAAGACTTAAAGAAAATCTTGATCAAATTCCTGATGCACTTGAAAAGGTTCAACAACTTACAGGTTATACTTTCAGCCGTATTGACACTGGTGAAAGACAGACTGGTTTGATAGCACAAGACGTACAGAAGGTTTTACCTGAGGCTGTCATGGAAGGTAAACACTTATCGCTTGCGTATGGAAACCTTGCCGGCCTGTTAGTTGAGGCTATCAAAGAACTTAATGCTAAAGTAACTTCACTAGAAGAAAAACTGAAGTAATTCACTTCAGATAAATACTACAATAGTAGGAGAAAACTAATGGCCACCGTTTCAAACCGAGCAGATTTCACAAGTTATTGTTTACGTAGATTAGGCTTTCCTGTCATCGATATTAATGTCGATGATGACCAGGTGCAGGACAGAATAGATGATGCGTTGCAATATTGGCAAGACTATCACTTTGATGGATTACAGAAAATCTATTACATTAAAGCATTGCAACAACCCGATATTGACAATCATTATATTGATTTGAGTGGTACTCTGGACCAAGATGGCAATTCTATGGAGATTGTTGGTATTTCCAGAATCTTTCCTATTACAGATTCACAAGCAACAATCAATATGTTCGACTTGAGATATCAACTTCGACTGAATGAACTGTATGACTTCACATCTGCATCCTACGTAAATTATACACTAACACAACAACACCTACGTTCACTTGAACTTATGTTCACTGGATCGGTTCCTATTCGCTTCCAGAGGCATATGCAGAGGCTGTACATTGATTGGAGTTGGGGCGGCAGTCAATCACCATTAGGTACCGTTGTTGTTGCAGAAGCCTATGCTAATATTAATCCTGATGTTTACCATAATGTGTGGAATGATCGTTGGCTTAAAGAGTATGCGACTGCACTTATCAAGCGTACATGGGGTAATAATCTAAAGAAATTCTCAGGACTTTCATTGCCCGGTGGTGTTGCTTTGAATGGTGACAAGATTTATCAAGAAGCCGCAGATGAGATTGAGCGACTTGAGAAAGAAATGGAAACCAATTATGGCGCACCTTTGGAATTTTTCCTTAATTAATTAAGAATTCGAGTGGCGCTCAAATGTCCTTGTTGTATAAATAAAGGTACAACAAGGAGTTTATATGAAAGTTTATTGTATAGAAAATAAAATAGATAACAAAAAATATGTTGGTATCACAAGAGGTGATATTAATAGAAGATTTAAACAACATAAAACTATATCTAATACCAAAAATACTTCAAATAAAAGTCACCTACATAATGCAATGTCGCTTTATGGTGTCAAAAATTTTTTTATTACTGAAATAGATTCCGCTGAACATAAAGATGAATTGTTTGAGAAAGAGAAATATTGGATTAATAAATTAGATACCAAAAGAAATGGTTATAACGAAACTGATGGTGGTGAGGGCACTTTTGGATGGAAAGCAACAGACGAACAGCGAAAACAAAATAGTGAGAGAATTAAAAAAGTAATGCAGGATGAAAATCTGCGTAAACTACTTTCTGAGAAAACTAAACAACATTGGAATAGTTTGAGTGATGAAGCAAAAACTATAAAACGAGCAGCCTTCGCGGAAGCAAGAAAATTGGCATCTGGTTCTAAAGGTAAAACTTGGAATCTTTCTGTTGAAACTAAAAATAAAATAAGCGAGTCGAAAAAAGGTTGCAAAATGTCTGATGAAACTAAGAAACAATTAAGTGATTCTCGCATAGGTGAAAAAAATCCTAATTATGGAAGAAAACATTCGCCCGAAACTTTAGAAAAAATGAGACAATCCGCTATTCTAAGGCACCAGAAAGCAAAACAATAAATGGCAACATCACCTTATTTTAATAATTACGGAGCACATTCCGAACAAAGAGTTATCGAAGACCTGATTGTTGAGTCTATCAAGATCATGGGATTTGATGCGTTTTATCTTCCTAACAATAATGATGAGGCTAGAGACTTATTATTTGGTGAAGATCCAATCAAGAAATTCAAGACTGCATTCCCATTAGAAATGTATCTTTCGAATTCGACAGAATATATGGGTGAGAAGGAGTTCTTTTCTAAGTTTGGTCTTGAAATTAAGAACAACATTAGCGTTATTGTTTCGAAGCGTTCTTTCTCTCAGAGAGTTCCTCAGAATACATTTACTAGACCGCGTGAAGGTGATCTTGTTTATATTCCGTTCTTGAATGGAACTGGTGAACTGTATGAGATTAAATTTACGAATCAAACAAAAGATTTCTTTATGTTGGGAAGAAAAGTTCCTTATTTCTATGAATTGGAAATGGAGAAATTCAAGTACTCACAAGAAGTTATTGAGACTGGTATGACTGAAATTGATGATGTGGTTACAGAGTCTGCGTATACAATACACTTAGATTTGGGTGTGGGAACAGGAACATATTTGGATAAGGAACTTGTATTTCAATCGACTGATGCAACATATGCAAATGCAACAACATCTGCAACAGTATCTTCATGGAATTCAGTAAGTAAGGTTCTATCCGTTACAAATATTCTTGGTGAATTTGTTGATGGTTCTGTGGTTAGGGGTGCAACTAGTAACGCACACTATACATTGGCTACGTTTGATTTGATGAACGTGCCATCAACACATGAAAATTATGATAATGGTTATATTGAAACTCAGGGATCCGTAATCGTGAATACAACAGAGTCTAATCCTTTCGGTAGCATTTAATGGCAAATTCATATAATAGAGTTATACGAAAACTTACTGTAGCATTTGGTGATTTATTTAATAACATCACCTTAGTTCGGTATAATCAAGACTTGACGGAACAGGAAAGATTCCTTGTTCCAATTGCATATGCTTCGAAAGAAATGTATGTGATGCGTTTGCAAGGTGATCCCGATCTAGATAAAAAAGTTCAAATGACGTTACCTAGAATGTCTTATATTTTGAACGGCCTATCCTACAGTTCGGAACGCAAACTGAATACGAACCAAAAGAAATTTGCCAGTACTGCATCCGGTGGAGTAATTTCACAATACAATCCGGTTCCATACGATTTTGATTTTTCATTATATCTCTATGTTAGAAACATTGAGGACGGCAATCAAATCATAGAACACATACTTCCTTTCTTTACACCAGATTACACAATTAATTTGAATCTTATTCCTGAGATGGGTGTAGTTAAAGAAGTACCTATTATTTTGAAGAATGTTGATTACTCTGTTCAAGATGAAGGTAATAGAGAATCCGATCCAAGAATTATTATTTGGACTTTAAATTTTACCGTACATGGATACATATTTGGTGCAACATCTCCTGTAAATATAATAAGAAATTCTATAACAAATATATTGAGTGGTGTTTCTGAACATGATAATGTCGCATTTAATATGAATGCAACGGGTACAGGAACATATAAAGACGGCGAAATTGTTTACCAGGGATATTCTTTACAAACAGCAACAGCAACAGCAAAGGTTCTTTTTTATTCAAACAACACCTTGCATGTTACTGAAATACAAGGTAATTTTGTTTCTAGTATGCCCATTTACGGCGCACAGAGTAATGCGAAATATACCTTTACTTCGTATCAGGTGGTTCCATTGCAACTAGTCAAAGTGGATGTTGTTCCTAATCCAACAAATGCTACTCCGAATAGTGCATATACATATACCACGACTATTACGGAATATCCTAATATATAATCATTAATTACTTATGAGCGACTTTGATAAAAATATGGCAGAACTATTTGAAGTGACTCCGGTTGTAAAATCCGAAAAATTGCCTGTGGTGATACAGAAACCCACATCTGATGTGGTGGATTTGGATCAAGATTTGACTGATGCATATAACCAGTCAAAAGAAAATCTTCAGGATATTATCGACCAGGGTAAAGATGCAATGGATGAGATATTACATATCGCTAAAGCGTCTGAACATCCAAGAGCGTTTGAGGTGTATGGTACACTATTAAAGAACGTAGTTGATGCAAATAAAGAATTGATAAGTTTGCAGAAACAGATGCGTGATATGAATGGTAAAAAAGAAACAAACAATACCAATATCGATAAAGCAATTTTTGTGGGTAGCACAGCAGAACTTAGCAAGTTGCTAAAAGGTAAAGAATGAGTAGTAAAGACTCGTACCGCGATAACCCATTACTTAAACGGGTTGCGGTAGACCTCCAATACACACAAGAACAGATCGATGAGTATGTAAAGTGTGCTGCGGATCCAATATATTTTACCAAATATGTTAAGATTATTACCCTAG